GGGCCGTAGTCTTCCAGCTTGTGGCCAATCTTCCTGATCTCAGAGCGCAGCCTAGCGTCCTGCTGTGACGCCAAGCGAAAGGCGGTCACGAAGTCTTGCTCTCGCTGCTCGGGCGACTTGGCTGGCCCCAAGGGCGTCATCGGCGGGCGCGCGAGCTCGACCTCGGCCGGGTCCATGGCCGTCCCAAATTGATACAGCAGCCGGCGGAAGCCTGGGGGAGTCGGTGGCGTAGTGTTGCTGTAGAAGTCGCTGCGCGGCGGCTGCGGCCCTTGCTGGCCGCTAGCAGGGAACAAAGGCGGGATCAGGCTGTTGTTGCTCATGCGTCTTAGTTGCGCTTCAAGTCAAGCATGTCCATCGCACCGCCCATGACGCGCTCGTAAAGACTGCGCTCAGGGCTTGGGATTGTCGCTGCCCGCGGGTCTCGCTGGTCGCGAGGCAGGCTCAGTTGGCGCAGGTATTCGTCCGCAATTTCTTGCGGCCCGATGTAGACATTGGTCCCTAGTCGGTCTTTCAAAATTTCCGTGATGGCGTCTTGGGCGTTCTTGCCCACGTTTGCATTTAGCCACTCCACAGAAGTGAACTTGCGCACTGGCACCTCTAGACCTTCAACTTCCGACGTCTCGTCTGTGACCTGACTGATGTCTTCGATGATGCCAGGCATTGCCTGTTCCCAATCTGTGCCGTCGCTGCCCCCGTGCAGGCCATACCTCCGCAGAAACTCATCCGACTCCATCACAGAGTTCAGAGCTTTGCGTTGACCAGAACGGCGCGCGCGTTGGTTGACGTCGTCATCCTTGTTAGTGCCTAAACCAACAAGGCTCACGATGTTCTGCTTGATCTGGGCGATTCGGTCATCTCGAGCCTCACGCTGACTCTCAACCCTCGCCTTGCTCAAGTTGCGCCAAGAGCTCATGTACCTGCGGACCTCCTTGGCGTCGGTGACACCAAGGGCGGTCAGCATGCCCCGCACTTCGTCCCTCGTCATGGTGCTCCACTGCACCGGCACGCCGGGGGTAAAGACGCTGCGCGTATCCATGCCCATGGCGTAGAGATCAGCCATGTCTTGGGTGTCCACAGTGACGATGCCACCTTCTTCTAGCTCGTCGAGGACGAGGCGGATCTCGGTGTTGACGCTTTCAAGCCTCGCCTCGCGCTGTGGGGCTTGAGCCTCCGTCACCGTCTTGACCACCGCGCCTAGCTGCCCTGTGCGGCGCAGCTCGTTGATATTGGGCAGCGAGAAAAGGTCGGCGTCGGGGTCTTGCCGCAGGAACTGCATGGCCTCGTCGTAGGCAGCGGCACCCTGCTCAAGGTGATCTCGCTGCATCTGCGCAATCTTTCGCGTCGCTTGGCCCCGAAACCGGTCAGCTTCGTCTGGCGGCAGGTTGCGCTTCGCAATCATGTCTTCGACCTTGCCGCGGATATACACAGCCCGCTGCGAAGGGCTCGGCAGCTCGTCGACAGGGGTTGGGCCTTCTGACCCAGCCTCTGAAGCCGAGACGATTTGGTTGAGCTCAGACGCCATCTGGTTGGCAGCTTCGGCGTCTGCCGCGGCCTGCTGGGTCTTCATCGCCGCGGTGCGGCCCCGCTTAATCTGCGCGCGGTATTGCTCGCGCTCTAGGGTCGTCAGGCTCGAGCGCATCTCTTCGGCCGAAGGCTCCTGCTCAACGTATCGGCCTTCTGGGTCTTGCAGCGGCATGTTCGCGGGGAACGTGTAGTAGCGGCCGTTGTCAGGCCGGTAGTACCACTTCATGCCCGCAGCCTTTTCACCCTTCAGCGTCTTGTGAAACGTCGGGTGGTGCGGCTTCTTCAAGATCATGCCAGTGTTTGGCCCGCGGTCTACGCGGCTAGGCCAGTGCCCATCCTCTGGCTCAATGCCTGCAGCGACAGCATCGTCCATGTAGTAGTCGACGCCAGCGTCGTCGTCGCCCGTCCGCAGCATTGCCTCGGCGTCGTCGTAGCGGCCCGCTGTAATTAGGCTCGCGACAGCCCTAGAGTGCGCAGCGCGCTCTGCATCGCGGACTGTTTGCGCGCGCTCTTGCGGCCCCTGGCCTTGCAGGTCGGCAAAGTCGCCAGCAACTTGGCGCAACTCGGCCAAAGCGTATCGGCGCTCCTGCATCATCTGAGCTGCAGCCGCCGGATCGTCTGGCGTCGGCTGCGTCATCAAGCCCACGTAGTCTTGGGCGTGGCTGTCGACTGCTGCCTTCTTCTCGCCAACGTTGTAGGCGCGCACCTGTTGAGCTGCGTGGCTGTCAATAAGGCTGCGAGACCTGTCGCGACGCTGCTTGCTGTATCTTTCGTAGAGCTCGCGCTGCCGCGGGTTCTGCAGTCTTTCGCCAAACTGCTGGCGCTGCTGCTCTAGCTCGGTCACGGCGGCTTCGTAGCCGTCCTTGGCGGCGCGGCCTAGCTGGCTGCGAAACCCCTTCATGGGGTCTAGCACGCCTCGAGTGTATTCATCAAACAGGTTGGCGGCCGACTGCACCTCAGCCTCGTCTACCTCCACCTGCATCTGCTCGCCTAGCGCGCCGACCCCTTGCCCGAACGTCGACATGGCTTGACTGATCTGCTCGGCTTGAGCTAAGCCAGGGGGCGTGGGGATGCCAGGCGATCGCGCAGCTCGAAACCCTGCAGACGTGGCTGGCATTGCGCCAAACTTGGGCACCCTCATCTCTAGCTCCTCCTCATGTATGCGGCCCGGTCTTTCAGGAATCCGCCAGTCGCCGAGATAAACTGCGCGCCTCCTGAGCTCAGCGGCTCAATGCGGTTGGCGGCGCTTCGCAGACTGCCAGCTCCGACGTTAGACAGCAGGCTCTGGTTGCGGAAGTTGGTTTCAGCAACACGAGCATCGCCAGCCCTGGATACAGCTTGGCGGTTGATAGCAACCCGCTGCACTTCCTTGACGATCTCGGTGGTGTCCGTGACGTCTCTGGCGCTGCCTTGGTCGATCACAACGCCGCGCGCTGCGGCGCTGGTACGCTGGCGCGCCTTAACCTGACCCGCCTCAGCAGTCATCTGAGCAATTGCAGCTCGCCCCTGCTGCATCATCGCCCCTGCGTTTCGCTCCGCGCGGCGAGCATTCATGTTGCTCATGAACGCTTCATGCTCAAGCATTCGAGCCTGCCCCTTGGCCTGCTCCTTGCCGACTTGCGCAGAGTAAACTGCGCCGAAAATGCTAGAGACCGCGCCAGCAATTGAGGTTGCCAGCCCAATGTTCTGCAGGCTTGCTGCGGTCTCGGCGTTCTGAATAGCGTCTGCCTGCGTCTGCATTGCAGGGCTAAACACCTGCTCGCCTGGCTGGTTGATTGGCACGGCCGGCGTGCCGCCAAAGATTGGCGTGAGCAGCTGGCTCTGATCTAGCCCGTAGAACGGGTCGCCGTGGTTGGGCGTGTGTGGCATCTAGTCTCCAATCTCCGTGAGCAGGCAGATGTTCAGAATAGTGGCAGGCAAAGGCAGCGACTGACGGACAAACATCTGCCCGCTCTGCGTCCACTCAGACGGGACAGATGTCTCAAACTCGCCGGACTGCAGCGAGTTGGTGGTCATGCTGTCGACAGTGACAAGCGACGAGCTCGACGGCCCTACCTGCAGGCCGGCGGTGTTCAGCAGCCTCAGCCAAGCGTCGCGAACGATCTTGCTGGTGCCTTGCCCAAACCCTTCGACCTGGTAAGCCTGCGGCAACGTCTGCATGTCGCTGTCGTAGCTCAAGCCGACGATGACGCGCGCAGCCGGCGACCCCAAGCTGATCTCGCCATTGGCGACTGTGTAGGTCTTGGTGTAGCTGCCATCCTCTACAGCTTGCACGGTCTGCCCGTTCAGGTGCGCCAAACCAGTCACCGTCTTGGTAGCCATGGCCCACGTCGAGATCGTCGCGCTGTAGACCGTCTGCGGCAGGTCGCGCAGGAGGCGCACGTCTACCTCGGTCCCGCTTGGAGCTGTCAGGATTTCCATCGAGTAGCTCTCGCCGCCCGAGGTCACCTGCAAGAACTCCCCGATGTCCGCAGGGCTAAACGCCACGCCACTAGCAGTGACGCGCACGGTGTCGCCTACCCGGTAGCTTGCCGTCTGCTGGAACGTGATCGTGGCCCCGCCAGTGTAGGTGCTCGAGTATCCGTCGCGCACCGAGGCGCTGTCGACGAACACGCTGTCGTCAAGGTCGACCACGACGTCGGGGACCATGCGCTCGATGCTCCGAACTCCGTCCCGCACCACTACGACGTAGGTCGTATCCTGCAGCCCTTCAGGCACAACGCACACGCTCTCAAACGACGCGGTGCCGCTGTCGTGCTGGTGCCAAGCCATCACCTCCTCTTCGGGAATGTAGGTGCATCCCAGCAGCTTGTTGCTGCTGCTGACCCACCACATGATCGGATACGGCGCTTGCTGGAACGCAGCGTCGGTGAGCTCGTAGTTGTCGAACAGGTGCGAGGCTCGCAGGCTGATGTCGCCGGACAAGTAGCCCTGCCTCTGCTGGTTAAACATCACCGACCGAACGTGCCCGCCGCGCGCCGCGGCGTAGGCCACGACGTTGTTGACCATGATCGGCTGGACGTTGTTGGCACCCACCTCTCCTTGCTGGCGGACAGCCACGGTCTCCGGCGTGATTGCGTCGCTGTTGATGGTAAACAAGCGCCACTCGCCCTGCTGGGTCAGCAGCATCAAGTCTTGCATCGGCACAATGTGCCGGACCACCGCGGCCTCTCGAGCTGCAAGCGTCACGCTGATGCGGTCGGTGTCTTTGACCGGCAGCGAGTAGCTCATGTCTGACTCGGTGCCGCTGCGCGTCATCAACAACGTGCGCGGGCGGTTGTTGCTGCCGCCGAATACGCGCCGCTGCTCGAAGTAGCTGACTGCGCGGGCGTGGTTGTTGGTCCCGTTCAGGAAGTCGTCGCGCAGCGGGGGCGTGATCGACATGTCTTCTTCGGCGCTGTTGTCGTCGACGAAGGTCGTCTCTTCGGTCTCGGCGATCAGCCCGAACAGCCCGTCGAACTCGCGGTAGACGCGGTAGCGCACAGCTCCAGGGATCGCATTCCACGTCAGCGTGTTGGTTGCGCCGGCCACGTCAATGATGTTGCTAGCGGTAGCTGGCGTGTCCTGCGCAAAGCTCTCGCTGCGCGCAGCGTCCAGAGCTGTCACCTTGTATTTCTGCTCGCGATCTGCGCTGTTGCTAGCGAAGTAGACATTGACGTCGACGTAACGCGTCCCCGTCGCTGTATACGGTGCGCCAGAGCCTCTGCCAGGCATCCACGTCCCATCTTCTCGCTGGAAGCGAATCCGGTAGTCGCCAACGTTTGTTATGTCTTTCGCCGTGCTGTGACCTACTTGGTAGTAGCCGTCGCCTGACTTGTCCGCTGGGAAATACTGGCTAGCTGACCCGCCAGACGGAGTGCTGCTGTGTTCAATGAACACTATGTCGCCGACGGCTAGACCTTTAGCTCCTGAAAATCGCAGGGTAGATGCGGCGGTGGAGTTTGGGGCTGTCTCTCCAAACGCAAACTCAGCGATGTGGCCAGTAGGGCCGACGCCGCCCATACTCGCCAAGCTGATGTGAAGGTATTCTAGCGTCAGCTTTAGTTTTGCGCCTCGGTCAACGGTAGGCGTGCCTAGCGTAGGCGTCGCAACGTTTGGCTCGAACGTGACCGACTGCGTCGACCAGTGGGCTAGGCCGTAGCGGATGAGCTCAAGCGGCGCGTGGCTCGGGTGCGCCAACGTCATGACGTCGTTGCTCTGCGTGTAGGTCAGCTTAGCCAGCTCTGTGTCGCTGTAGGGCAGGTCAAACGTGTAGGTGCCGTCTTCAGGCAGCAGCTCCCACTTGCTCATCACTGGCGTAGCCGCCAAACCCGTGACGTCTACTGTTGCTCGGTAGACGCCATGCGTGGCCCCGCCACCCTCTGTTCCAGCAAAGAAGACTGTAGCTCCCTCGAGGTATCGGCGATGCCAGTCTTGATCGCCCATCGAAGCCGTTGCAGTCAGGGCTGGGCCGTTGCGCACATCGCTGATGCGAAAGTTGTTCGCGTCTACTACCTCGACGACGTAGTAGTCGATGGTCGTGTAGAACCCCAGCGTCTCTAGCGTTGGGCTAGTGGTCTGCGACCGGAAGCGGATGGTGTCGCCAACAGCTAGCCCGTGACTGGTTGACTCAATATCCTGCAGGTCGTCCGTCTGGGCATTGATTGCTTGGTTGCCGCCTTGGTAGTTATCGGGCACCTCGCTGTTAAGGAACACCCGCAGCGTCCCCGACAGCGTGCCGTCAATGCCTTGCGCACTGCCGCCTGATTGGTTCAGCGTAATTGTGCGGCTGTCTACAACCTGCGCCTTGTAGGTCGTTCCGGGGGTTAGCCCTAGCATTTCGCTGCCGATGAGCTGGACCTCGTCGTTGGTCGACAAGCCGTGCCGGCTGGCAAAGGTCAGCGTCTCGGCCGTTGTGTCGACAGACTCAATGCTCCCGCCCTTCGGCGTAGCCCACGTCACCAAGTTGCCGTCCTTCCAGATCCGGCCACGCTGGTGGCTGAGCTCGATGGCGTAGGCTTCGGTGTCGTTGAACTTGAACGGGATCAGGCGCGACTTGTAGCTGTCGCTGTAGGCCGCGCCGGCGTAGCGCATCCCCACCCGGCGGTCGAGCACACCCTGCGGGCGCACGATGAAGTTGCGGCAGGTGGCCAACCCATACTGATACTGGCGGACGTCGATCCGACCCTGCATCTCAGGGCTGATCTCGCCAGAGCTGAAACTGATCTGCGTTGCCTTCATCGGTTGCGGTCCCAGTCCGACAGCTCGCCGGTCTCGCCGCGGTCGCGGTCAAACTCCGCGAGGTGGTAGGTCTCCAGCTTGCGCTCGCGCGTCTTGGTGGCGTCGAACGCGGTCGCCTGCTGCATCATAAACTCGAACATCTGCTGGCTGCTTTGCGCCGCCTTGACCCCTGCCTCGCCCTTAATCAGCGGGCCAGCCAGCAGCGTAGCGAGCTTCCACGACAGCGCCTGCACGAACATCTCGCTGTAGTGGTGGGGGTCGGTGACCTTGGCGTGATAGCGGAGCACCACGTCGTCTTGGTTGCAGTAGATGCGCCGGGTGTAGTTGGCGTCGAGCTCGATCGCATACTCGAGCGGGGTGTGCCGCCCCATGTAGCAGACGTCGTCCTTCGGCTCCTTCGGCAGCACCGCCAGCACGCCGACGAAGTCGTCGGGCAAGTAGAAGCTGTAGAGCCACTCGGTGCGGTCTGTGGTCGCCTTGGTCGGGCTAGTGCGGCGAATGCTGAAGTCCCACGGGTGGCGCTGCAGCACGCCGTTGAGCGCCAGGTCGTAGAACTGCGCGCACAGGTCGGCCTGCCGGCTGCCGTCGCTCGGACGGAAGGCGGTGATGGTCGCCTTGTCGCCCAGGTTGGCCAGCGCCAGGTTGCAGATTTGGACGTCGGTGTAGGCCGGCTCCACCTGCAGGCTCTCCCACGCGGTGAACAGGCTCTTGCCCAAGTAGTCCATGCCGACGCCGCTGTATCGGATGTATTCCGTGCCGCCCAAGTCAGCCTCGTAGTTGGTCGAGACGCTGGTCAGATCGACGTAGCGGCTGTGCGGATCTTCGTCTGCCACAGCCTTGATCGCCGTGTTGACTGCCTCAGCACTTGTGCGCAAGACCGCGGTGCCATCCAGCGCAGTCGGCGTGGTGTGCTTCTCGCGGACCAAAGCCTGCACGAACGGGATCCGCTCGGCTGCCTTGGTCGACAAGCCGGCGCTGACGACGGCCGCTCGCAGGTCTTTCTTGAGCTGCCGCAGGCTCGCCTTGTAGTTCTCGGACAAGGTCGTCGACTTGGCTTCCTCCTCGCCTTGCATCCACGTCACGAGCTCGACTTCTCCAGTGTCGCCCTGCTCGTCGAGCGCGCGCTTGACGCCAGCCAGCACGGCCTCGAGGCGCGCAAAGCAGCCATCAGGCTCGCCCTTGCTCCAGCTCACCTGCCGCGCAGGGTCGTAGTGCCCAAAGCCCACGCCGGTCTCGGTGCCGATCTCGCGGTGCTGGATGGTCGATCCAG